TCGAATATGATGAGATCGTATGATCTACCCACAACCGAATCAACTTGGTTAATGGAGCCCATACGAATTGTAGAATTGTTTGAAAGTTCAATAACTTTATCTTTTGCATTGTCTCTAAGTACCTCTAAATCAAAATGTTTAATTAGATTTCTTTGCAAATCAAATGAGATTTGCGATAGTGAATAGTTAGGTGACATTAATAGTACATGACTGTTTGGTACTAAGCAAACCAGTTGTCCTATTATATTTGAAATGTATGTTTTACCTTGACGACGAGATATAGCCGCACAAACGAATCTATATTTGGGATTATTAACAGCATTTATAATTGCTTTTTGAGATGAGTTAGGTTCTATACCTAACAATTCAAGATACTCCATTATGGGTAATTTAATGAAACGATTCTCAGGACTCAAGTCCATGAGGTAGTCGCCTAATATGTCTGTACGGCTAATTTCTATCAATGTATTGTCTCGTCAGGGAATATAGTGTCTTCTGAATCTATTAATAAATCCAGCTCTTTTAGTTTAGTGTAAAGGTAGCAATAAGTAGCAGATACTGTTTTTATTTTTTGCTCTGCTGGTGATAAGTTTCTAGACTTTTCTACTTTGATTAAATCTTGTAGCATTTTTCCTGCATGTACTATGCCTTCTTCAAGCCATAGTTTTGTTCCGTTTGCAGTTGCCATTATCTTCTCCTTTTTAGTCCTAATGTTCTTTTTTGTGATTTAGGTGGTCTTTTCTTAGAGCCTCCTGGCCCTGCCCAAAACACTTTGTTTGCCCAGTATGCTGCTGAAGATTTCCCTTTTCTAATGTTTTTGGCATGTCGTGCCTTAAAACTTCTTCTTGCTTCTGGACTGTAGTTATGACCCATACCTTGAGCCCCAAACCTAATAATCTTTATTTTGCCACCAACTCTTACGCCTACTACGGCTTTTTTGGTTTTGTGGTTCGGGGTTCTTTTAGGCTTGTTAAGTCCGCTAAGACCTGCTCTTTTTAGCCTTGCTTTTTCTGCTGCTGTTAGTGCCATCTTTCATCCCTATAAGTAAAGATTTCTTTACTACTTTGTCGAGTCTTCCCGACTTCATAAGTTTATGTATTTGTTTTAAGATATTATCTTCTTCTCCTTCTCGTTAATATAGTAGCAGGATTTCTTTTTCCAAATCTCGCGCTTTTTGGAGTAGTTGTTTTACCAAATCTTGGTCCTACAGCTTTAGGTGCTGCACTATATCTCATGCCACCAACACTGTAAGCATCTTTAGTATTTACTAAAGCTCCAGCGGCTGCGTTCATATCTCTTGTAACTCCTCTTTGGAGTCTATGCTTACGAATCTTCTGAGTGTTATGAACACCAGTAGGTCCGCTTAGAAAATTGCCTGTTCTTGCCATTTTTAATTCCTGTTTACTCTCAACGAGTACTTTGGCTTATTAGCCTATTAATGAGAACTTCATTGTTTGGAGTTCTCGGTAAATTTAATAACTTTTTTAATTCGCAGCCATACTCTAGTTCTAGTTGAACTGCCACTTTTAATCTTTGTGATAAATCTAATACTTTTTCAATCTCATTAGTCAGATTATTCATATGCCTACTTTTTCTTTCGGCGTCTCCGTTTTGTAAAAGTTTTGACAAAAGTTGGTTTTCCTCCAATTCCTTGTGCCTTACTTCGTTTGCGGCGAACTGCCGACCTTTTCTCTGCTGCACTCATTCTTGAAGCGACTCTTGCAGGGACACATTTTGGATAGCCGCCTTTGGCTGTCCTTGCTTTTTTTCTTCCACAAGGTTGATATCTACCCTTTTTCTTAGGTCTAGATATATCTACCCATTTTTCTTTAAACCATTTTGTTAATCCGCCTTTAGGTTTAGCCATCTTGATGGTGGTCCATCTCCCCATCTGCAATATAGTTTGCAGCAGAGACCACTTCATATTCTGAAATTGCTATTTTATTTGTAAACCAAGTAGGCAAATCTGCCTCTGGATTAGTCAAATGGTCTAGAATCATTTGAGAATGTGAAATTATAGTCTTACAAGATTTAATTACTGATGCTGCGTCAGTATGCCCATCTTTTTGTACTAATACGAATTTTCCGTTTTTTAAAAGTTTAGCTTCCATTTTTTACTTTCTGTTCAGCTTCAATCAATTTGTCTTTGATGTCTACTGACCCGTCCCAGTTTTTATCTTTTCCTGTGACTATATTTAATATTTGAGTTAGTTTGAATTTAAACCAATCTATCATTTTTTTCTTTTCCTTGCAACGCCCATCCTGTATTTTCCGCCACGTTGCTTATATGTTTTTACTAACCATCCATTTGCATATGCACTTGGATAGACCTTAAATTTTCTTTTTGCTGCTGCCTTTACTCTTGCATAAAGTGCAGGGTTTGTAGGTACTGGCCTCTTCTTAGCTGCTTTTCTTTTTCTTGCCATTTCTTAATTCCATTAATCTTGCCTTGTCCTGTTGTATAATTACTGGTTTAGGCGTTTGATTTTTTCCACCTTTTGAAAAAGATGGGTGAGACCATAAATATTCACAAGTGTCCTGAACTTCATTTCTTTCTTCTACTATGGAGTTCATGTCGTCAAGAGTATAGTCATCACCCATTAGATAGATGATCACCTCCCATGGTTGCTCGTTCCAGTTAGTCTCATTTTCTATAAGAGTTTCTAACTTGAAGGGAACAATATTTGTAGTACCTGCTATAAATGATTTATAAGACCAGGGACATACGTTTTTTATCTTCCTAAAGTACCATAGCCAGACCGTAAAGTCTGGTAGAGGTTTAGTATCTTGAACGCTTCTTCTTTCCACCCTTTTTCTTTTTCTTCTTCCCCATACCCTTTTGCTTTGCTAAGATAGCTCTTTGTAAAGCTTTTGGTAGTTTCTTTTGTTTAGCAGTTAGTGCCATTTATTGCTCCTATGTCCAACGCGGTGGTTTGTCTGGACACTCCGCCCATCTTATTTTTGTTTTGAGGGGCATAAAACAACTACAAAGTTCGCAAACTTTCCACTTCTTTAAATGTGGGCATTGTTTGCAAATTTCATATCTTTCTTCAGGTGATTTCTTTTTCACCTTAAATTTTTAGGTAATTTTGCTCTGCGTTTTCTTTGAAGATTTGTTTTTCTTGCAAGTAGTCTTTTTACTCTTGTAGAAAGTTCTTGTGTCGGCTCACTGCCTTCTCCTTCTTGAACTGTTCCTGACTCTACCTGCTTGACTGCTTTTTTCAAAGCATCTTCGATTGAATTTGACATTTATTCTCCTTTGTATGCCTTTTCTGCCATTTCTTTTGATGGAAACTTAAATAGTTGTCCATCTTTATGAAAACACCAGTGTTGGCGTTTTTGAAATATAGGTAGTTCTACTTTTTTCTCTACCTTTTTTTCTACTTTTAATTCTTTTGTTGTGTAATCTTTTTCCACTTTTTTCTCCTAACCATGCATTGAAAACATAGTCCATATGATGCCAGCTCCCGCTACAATGATAGTACCTGACACACTAATTAATATTGTTTCTATTCTGCTTACTGAGCTTTCGATGTCATCAAACTTATTGAAACAAGTTTTCCATCTTTCAGCACATACAGCTTCATGTTTGGCAAGCTCTGCGGCCACTTCATTGGCATCCATAATGATTCCCCTTAAACTTTTGAACATTTTGTTCTTGATTAAATTATATCAAAAAGACAGCTAAAAGTCAAGTACTATTTTCTGATGGTGTATATTTTAACGGGTTCGGATTTGCCTTTTACCGTTACTTCATCTAAAAATTCGTAGTCGAAACCGTCAACTAAACTGTGTTCAGATATGATTAAATCTGCATCATACTCTTTGCAAGAGGACTCTAAACGTGCAGCGAGGTTAACAGCATCCCCAAGGACACTGTAATCAAAGCGGCTGCTAGAACCAAAGTTTCCAACCACACACGGTCCGCTGTTGATGCCGGCGCCTGTGTTAATAGCTGGTAAGCCTTCTTCTTTAAGTTGTTCATTTAATTCTCCAAGTGCTATTCTCATTTCGAGTGCACATTCTGTTGCTTTTCTTTCTTGCTCCTCTACATCAAGTGGTGCATTCCAAAAAGCCATTATACAATCTCCCATATACTTGTCAATTGTACCTTTGTGTTTTAAAATTATTTCAGTCTGATTATCCAGAAAACGATTGATTAAACGAGTCAAACCTTGAGGATCACTCTGGTATTTTTCCGAGATTGGTGTGAATCCTCGAATATCTGAAAAAAGAAAAGTGAGTCGTTTAGTCTCCCCACCCAATCTCAGTAATGTTGGGTCCTCCTGTAATTTTTTCACTAAGTCTGGACTTACGTACGTGCCAAATTGTTGTTTAATTTGTAATCGAAGCAAATATTGCTTAATGAAATTACGGA